ACTATTATGTTGACATGTATAGCCTCATGGAAAAGGGACATTGTATTATTTGTTATACGTTTGTTCCCCTTGAGGTTGCCGGGCCTTGCCCAAATGGCATGTATCATGTTGATGATGATGACCAGGTGTGTTATTCGGTTCAAGGTGGTGCAGAGTATCGACACAAGTGTTGGGACTATGAGCATGACCATGTCGTAGTCAAATTCTGGTGGGGTGCGAGAATCTACTCCATCGAACAGATTGTCATTCCAAATGACGAAACACGACGTGTCGTTGGACTATTCTGCCGGAGGACAGTGTATGGACCGTTGGGTTGGCTTACCGGGGAAGCAACCTTTGGTCGCCGCAAGTTTGTGCATTACTCACACGCTGGCAACTATGTGGCGACACGGTTTATGCGCGAAGAGAAACATGGACTAGTCGAGTTTGTTAGTGTTTCAAAACCAAACTTCAAATTCGCAGCTACCGTTCCTATCACATTAGCTTATGCCTGTCTGGGGCGTTTCCCCATTGTAGACAAGAACATGCCGTTTTCCAACGTGCAAGGTGCTATACGCGCCGCTGTCGACAGTCATGAATACCCTAACTGGGAAAAGAACGTTCGCGCTAGTGACGCCACCACTATCCTTGTGGAAGCCATGCGCGATTGTCCATCCATCTTCGGTCCACCTGTTATCCCGAGAATCTCCGTACCGTTGGCGTCATTTGAATATGTTGCTTACAACCCAAAACATATCTATGATGAGACTCAACCAACGATTCGACAAATCTATCCAGACCGCAAACCAATTGCTGCTGGAGGTTTAGCACCACGCAAGGCCCTTGTGAACGATTTGGCCTGCGTGCAATACCGCGTTAATGCCGTTAAGAACAATGTGAAACCCCCCATCCACTACTACAAGTACATTGATGAGTTTATTGACTTGTTAGTTGGAGTTGAGAAGCACACTGGGTGTCCAACCCCAGTTGAGGAAATATTCGCACGTCAAGACAGACCTAGCCAACGTACGATTTATTTGCGTGTTAAGGATTGGCTATGTGGCTTCATTAAGCGCCATGCGGCAGTAGCTTCCTTTCAAAAGCGTGAAGTCTACCCGAAAGTCACTGCACCTCGCAACATTTCAACTTTGCCAGGAGATCTTAAAGTTGAGTATTCTACCTATACTTACGCTGCTGAGCATTTGCTCAAGCAGCAACCTTGGTACGCTTTTGCGAAAAACCCAAGGGAGATCTCTGAGGCCGTTGCCAGAATTTGCAGTGGCGCGACGCACATCATACCGACTGATTTTTCCAAATTTGACGGGACGCATTGTGAGTTCCTGTGTGATCTAGAGCTGAGTTTTCTAAAATCATTTTTCAGCCCAGAATACCACGAGCGAGTGTCGATATTGTACAAATCGCAATACAATATCAGGGGTTACACTACGTTGGGAGTGGAGTATAACACTGGTTTCTCACGTTTGTCAGGATCACCTGAGACGAGCCTTTTCAACACATTAGACAACGCCTTTGTTGCATATGTCGCTGCTCGCCAAGAAAACACCTCACCTACCGAATGCTTTAATAGTAAGCTCGGCTTGTATGGTGGGGATGACGGCCTGACACCCAATATCGCAAAGAGAACGTATTGCGATGTTGCGTCCAAAATCGGCTTGAAGTTGAAGGCCGAAATCGTAACCCCAGGTGAATTTGTACCTTTCCTTGCACGACACTTTACAAATCCCTGGAACGGAGATTTAGGAAGTTTCACTGATGTTAAACGCCAAGCACAAAAGCTGCAGCTCACCACTGCTGGAGCACATGTCCCAGACTACATTGTTGCGTACCGAAAAGCCGTTGGATACCTACTCACCGACACCAAGACTCCTATCCTATCAGATTGGTCCGAAGCAACGATTCGCCTCATGCGAACGGTGGGCCCGGAGGTCTTGGCTGAATATGGACGAGATCTCGCACAGGATGAACG